CACGATTTTCTCATTGCTCATCTGCTGGGCAGGCTTGGATCAACAACCGCGGATATGCGCGGTTTTACCAACGCCGTGATACAGCAGGTCGGGCTTGACCTTCGCGACAATGGAATGCGCGCCCTTGGAACACCCGACGCGCAACGCTTCGCTGATGCGCTGAAGACGTTGGAGTATTTCTCGGATTCGCTTCTGGGTGCCATGAATAAGGCACCGAAAGAGGAATTGAACTGACATGGGCGATGAAACCGCTGCCGCGCCGCCGCGAATACCATCCGATCTTTTCGAGCACTACTGCGAGCATCCAGGCTGTAATCTCTGGGGTCTGCTCGGCTACGAGCCAGTCAAAGGCCAGAACAGATGGTGGTGTTGGGAGCATTTTCCCGATGAGGAATGGAAGGCCGCGAGATGCAGGGAAAAAGAAGTGCGGGATTGATACCAAGCTATCGTTGCAGCACCCACCCTGCATCTGTGATCATAGGTAATGGGCATCGCTCGCGTATGTAGAGCCACTAACATTCGAGCGCCGCTCTCCCCATATAAAGGCAAGCGACGTGGCAACATAGGGGTTTCATAATGCAGACTGTCATCAGTCCCGAGGCGAGAAAGAAACTCAATGAGTTGCATGCGAGCCATTCGAAGGCCAAAGCGCGCGCAAGCCACGTTCTCGCGAAATCCGGAAAAGAATCCGAGGCCTTTCAAAAAGCCGACAAAGAGACGACACGACTTTGGCGCCTTATGCAAGAGATTACAGCTTAGTCGCTACCCGCAATCAGCTTCAGAGCATCTGCAAACGACGCTCCGCTATTTCGAGCACTATTGCGAACATCCCGGCTACAAGGCATGGGGCGGTTAGGGCTACGGCATCGGGAGGGTGAGATGAAATCATTTTGCCACGATCATCGGTGGCACGATTTTCGGTAGCTGTGATAAGAGGATCGCCGCTAAGGCCTGACGACCGGCGTTCTGAAGAAGGTCTTCTCCGACTTACCCTGCGCATCCTCGAATTTGGAACTCAAGACCTGCACCTGCGTCCCGACCTTGTTGATGCTATCGATCGCCGTATCGAGCTTTCGGCCGAACGTATCTATCACTCGGTCGATCCTCTCATTCGTCGCCTCGGTCGCCTTCTTGTTTTCAGCAGCCGCTTCAAGTGCCCTGGTTGTCTGAAACGTCAGGGACGGCATCTGCGAGACCTGCTGGGCAGTCGTATCGAGCGCCTTTTGCGTCCGATCCTGCGAGCTGCGCAGATCGGCGATATCGCGGTTCAGGCTGACCCATACGCCGCCGATTGCGAAAGCATTCAGGAAGCCGGCGCCGATGATGGCGATGAAATGAACCGGATTCAGGCGCGGCTTCTCGATCTCTATCTGCATGATTTCCTCGCTCATTTTCCTGAAATGCCCCCGAGTGCCCTGGCATGCTTAAATTGAATGCCACGCCACCAGCAAAAGCGCCGCCAGCGTGAAAGAGAATGTGAGGAAGCCGAGAAGGTTCGCGGCGGCCCTCATCTTGAAGCCGCGCCAAAGCGTGCCTTGGTATCGTCGTAGAACGAAGCGCAGCGCTCGCCACGCGCGTTCGCACGATCGAGAGCCCCACGCTCGCGAACTAGGACGGAACGCAACTCGTCGCCTACCCTGACGGCGGCATGAGGCTCTTCTTTCCGGCAGTCATCCGGCAGAGGCGGCAGATTGGTGCCGGCGGCGATGACACCCTTTGTCGCCGATGCCTTTTCCAGCCGATCAGTGAGACTGCAGGAACTGAACGTCAGCAGGATCGGCAAGACACTGGCGATTTGCAGCAGCGAGCTTCTTTTCATAGTCGGCGATCTCGATATCGGTTTGAGCGTCTTTGGCGCGCTGAGCGGCATCATCGGCTGCCTGGCGCTTTCGGGCTTCTTCCAAGGCCTGTGCGGAGACATTGCGCTGGCGTTCCAGTTCGGCCGCCTTGGCTTCCGCTGTCGTCTTCTCGCTTTCGAGCACATATCCCTTCAGCACTTCATCCTTGACCGTCTGCACATGTCCGACCGCGAGATGACCGAGGAGCGGGATGTTCTTGAGGATCGGATAGTCGTTGAGGATCGGGACGCCAGTCCAATAAAGCGACGTGGCGAGCACCCCGACCGCAACGCCGGCCCCCAGCTTGAGGTAATCGAGGAGACCGAACATCACGCCTCCCCGATGATCTGGTATTCAGGATCGAAATCCGGAAGCTCAACGGTTTGCCCGGCAAGGCTGTGGGTGCAGTCCCCGAGGAACTGAATTCTTCCGTCGGTCACGAACGAATGACAGACAGCAGGAGGAGCGCCGTCAACACCTGCGTCCCTGCCATTGTATTTGACCAGAACGGACGGCGTGAACGTGGGAGCATCTGGATTGCCGTTATAGCCCCATCTCGGACCATCGCCCTCGCCGACACCCACCATATGCGCGCCGTCGCACCCAGGGCACCAAAACATAAGGCGGCCGCCTTGAACGCTTCTTAGCTTCTTGGAAATGGCAGCCATCATGCGGCTCCCTTCAAGCAATACATCTGCTCAAGGGCGCGTCGCTTCGTCAGGCCGGGAAGCTCGACGAGCACGCCGTTCTTGCGGGCCTTATTGTAGAGCGTGATCCGGCCGCACGCGGCACGGACATTCCCGGCGCGGAGGAAGGCAGCCGCCGAAGATGCGCAGAAAGCCCCATTACCCAGATTATAGCTGAAGTCGTTGAACGCCATCTGGACATAGGGAGAGAGGTCGTCATAGCCCTTGACGCAGGCCGCATTGCCCTGCTGGTAATGCGCCATCCGCTTCTTGAGCAGATCCAAGCATTCCTGCTGGCTGAAGGTTCGGCCCCTCATGTCCTTGGCGTTCAGGGTCTCGCCGTAGCAATAGGTGAGGACGCCGATCGGGTCTTTATACAAGTAGCCGTAATAGCCCTCGGCCGGCGCTGCCAAGGTAGTGACCGCCATTGCGATGCCGGCGGCGACGCCAGCCTTCGCGCGTTTACTCGCCATCTTCATGTCCTTTCAGATTTTCTTGAGCCACAAGGCGGGAGATCAGCGCGCCGCAGGTCACCAGCCCCGTGAGGGCCGCGAACGTTCCGCGAGGGATTGAGACGAATTGATCGATGATCGGGAGAGCGACTTCGCAGCCGGACAGGATGCCGGCCACGATTATGAGGCGGATGCTCCACGCACGGCGAAGCACCCGGCCCGCATTCGGGACGAGTTTCGGTTTCATGAGATATCCTGAAAAAGTTCAGTCGGAAGTGAAGGGCTGCGCCTCTATGGTTGCAAACGCTTCACAAGCAATACATTCAATGCTAGCATCCGGGCTGCGAGCTAGCCCCTATCCCGGCTAACCCCACTCGCATGCTTGAGTGTTTTCCCTATGCCTGGCCCTGCTGGCCCCACCGGCAGGGCCAATTTTTAGCCAAGCGCAGGCTATTCCGGCCAGGTCAACGGAAACTGCGTGTCCAGCTCGACTAAGAAATCGCTGATCGTCGGCTGCGCGCGCTCGCCGGCCTGCACCTTGTCTAATTCGGCGTAGCAATAAGCCCAGATCTGATCGCGCCAGGTGACGAAGGCCTGCGCCTCGGCCGCCCACGCTGCATTGCCGCTGCCGACATAGGTCGCGATCGAGAGCGCGTTGTCATAGCGGCGCTCTTTCGCCTTGGCGTCGAGCATACCGGTGATCGCCGCCGTGTAATCAGCAAGCTTCGGCACGTAGGGCGGCGGTTCATATTCGATAACGGCACCATCGATCAGCTTGCGTCGGCCGAAGTTATCGAACAGTTCGAAAAACTGCTCCTCCGATACCTCGATCGCATCAGCCGGGATGCGATCTTGAGGATCATCATAGGCGGCGCTTTGCCAAAAACCCATGACCGTACCGTCAGTGCCAGCTTGCACGTAAAATTTGTTGTCCGTCATGTTCATGAGCCTATAGCTAGCCAGCGGATACGGGCCGCTGTACTGTCTGGAAAAATCGCGCCGTTGCGCATCAGCACCAAGTAAAAATTGCTGGCTGTGATCGCGCCTGCGCCATTATAGGCGTTCAACACAACCTCCCCCGATCCGGCTTCACCATTAATGCCGACAAAGGAATAAGATGAGGCGCTGCTGAAGGAAGTCGGAAACGGGACCGAGAACCCTCCGCCACCACCGGATACAATTGCCGTTCTATCCCCCCATTGGACGAGGAGCCCTCCGGGCATTCTCGCCCAGCCAGTGCCGCCTCCCGAGATTGATCCTCCAAGCGTCGCCCATGCAGCGCCAGCGCTGGTATCGTCGAGCAATGTTTTGGCAAAAGCAGACACACCAAGCGTAGAGAGTGCGGTCGATGCGTCGGTGTCGTCGAGCAGTGTCTTCGCAAACGCCGAGACACCAAGAGTTGAGAGCGCGGCACTCGCATTGGCATCGTCAAGCAATGTCTTGATGAATGTCGAAACGCCAAGTGCCGTTTGCGCCGCCGACACATCGGCACTGTCTATGATATCTCGACCAGTCGCGGTAAGTCCGGTCAGGGATAATGTGCCGGGACCGGTAAAGTATGCCAGCTGATCCGCAGCTGCACCTCCACCAACTGTTGCCAGGGCCGCAAGCGTGCCATTGCTCAGTGCCTGCAGAAGCTGCCTACTCGTCTCCTGCATGCGAGAAGTGTCCGGACACAGCATGATCTCGTAATGAGCCGCCGTCTGGGCGGCCCCCGGCCACGGGTTCGCAAGGGTCAACTGCGTATTGCTGTCGACCGACAGAATACGGATGGCATAGCCCTTATGCACGCCGAAGAAATCACCGGGAAGAACGGAATTCACCCAGAGTGTGCTTTGCCCGGTAACGACAGCGCCATTGGCTTGCACCGTGGCCGTGCCGTCCTGATAGACCGACGGAAGAGTGACGGCCATCTACTTGCCCTCTTCCTCGATGCGCTGGCTATTGTCTTGATCGCCAAATGTGGCATGCAGGGCCGCGATCTCCTCTGACCGTTCCGCCAGCGCCGCCGCCAGCTCGCCGCACTTCAGTTGAAGATTATAAGCGACGGTCGCCATGGCAATCAGCCGGCCCTCTGTGAATTGTAGTCTGGCCTCAAGCTCGGCGTTCGCCACCTCAAGCGGGATCTTCTGCTGCTCCTGGCGCTGTTCGTTTGACATGGGTTTTCCTTTCGGGAGGGTATGGCGATGACAAGGGTAATGGCACGAGCCGGACATCATTCCAGCCGGCGACGACGCGAGATCTGCTCTCGATGGGATGTTTAGAGTTCTGCGAAGGCCCACCAGCGGATCCGCCGGGTGACGGCAGGTTTCGCGCGGTTGTAGAGTTGCAATCGTGGCGTTGCGCCCGCGACGAACCAGCCGCCAACGGTATCGGTTCCAGGCAAGATCCCGTCTGTCGACTTGATGAGAATGAACGGAGGATAGGTGAACACTTTCGAGGGGATGTTCACGGTCACTGTCGCAGTGAGCGAGATGTTATAGGGCACATCGACCTCGCCGAAGGCCTTCGGCACCATGGGGACCTGACCCTCGTAGATCGACATGCGAGATATATCGCCCGCCAGAACATCAACTCCGGGCTGGCTTGCGCGGAAAACAAAGCTTCCGCCATTATTTCCAATTTGAACTCGACGGGTCATTCACCGAACCTGTTCTTGAAGACCATCCAAGTCAGCGTCATGCTGCCGGCCGATCCGCCGACGTTCATGACAGCCCGCGCTCTGAGGGTGGTATTGTTGACCAGCCAGACACCGCTTTCGATGAAAATCTGACCTCCCGATCCGACTTGACCGTAAGTCCCACAAAGAGAGATCGGCACCCCGGAGCTATTCACGGGGATGTTAGACGGGTTGGCGCTGTCGTACTTAATGTTGCCGAAGAACACTGGACGGTATCCGAGGTCAGGGAAGTTGACTTCGGCGTACCAGATCGTTTTCCCAGTTACGGCCGCAGTGCTCGTCATGCCAACCTGGCCGTTGGCATGCAGCATCAGTGTCCGAAATCGGCTATCGAGCAGGTAATTCGTGGTCGTGTCGTCAATATCTCTTCCGGGCTTGCTGATGAATATCCCGCTGTCCCCAACAGCCGGATTGTTGCCGATCCTGATCCGCTTCGCCATCAATCGACACCATAGACTTCATATTCGATCGTTCCGTAGTTCATGGTCCCGCCGGTCGAGAGATTGCGAGGAAACCAGATCCGGTTGCTGTAGATGATCGGACAGACCTGCCCGTTTCCGACCTGCTGCATTGGCGACTGCACGCTAGGACCGCTCCACGGCGTCGCGACACTGCTCGCCGCGAGCATGCGGGCGACCACGCACGGCGCGTAGCCGTAGTCGCGGTTGAACATCACGTTCCAATCGCCACCGCCAGGATCAGTGGCGGTTTTGGCCTCAAGCAGGATGCCTGACCAGTTCCAGTCGGAGTCGAATATTTTGTCCGTGTCAGCCATCGACGGCGAGACCGGAACTCCCGGCCTCGATACGATGATCCGGGCAGGCTGTATGATGGCGCGAGCGACCATGATCTCTCCTAGTCCGAAACGGTGATCGAGCCGTTGGTGATGTCGATCACCATCTTTGCGCCCGGACCGCCATTTATGAGGCCTGCCGTGACCGTACCGATATTCGCTGCGTTCAACGTTAGGACGCCACTCTGAAAAATGAACGGCTGGCCTGAGAAGCCGCCGTTCGTGATCGAAAATTGATCGGCAACAACAGCAACGCGCGTCGGTTGACCAGCGTCGCTCGGGACATCTAGAAACATTGAGGCCGAACGATACGCTCCGGTCGAGCCGCCGCGCGCTTCCATGCCAATCCGTGCACTGTAGCCCGATGGAGCCGCGTAGACGGACATGCGGAAATTGGCGGAAGCGCTGACATCGTTCACTTGCGCAGTGAGCGAAGTAATGCTGCTGGCCTGCGAAGTTAGCTGCCCATTGATAGTATCGACACTTGCCGACAAGAGCGTTATGGCTTGGCTATTCGCCGACTGCCCTGTTTGCAGGTCGGTCAGGCTTGCGGTGAGCGTCGTCAGTTGTTGAGCTATTGCCGATGTTGGACCGGTCGCTACATCTATCGCCAGAGTGTAGCTCGCAGTTACTTGCGCAACAGCAGTCTGCAACTGCGAAACGACGCTAGTCCGGATCGTCTGTCGATCAGTGAAGTTCCCGAAATCCTGGTCTGCCGTGGTAAGGGCGAGCCGTTGGGCATCGAGGATGGCCTGACGCGTTCCGTCTCGAATCCACTCCGTCGCATCGCCAACGAACTTTTGCAGGTCCTCAACGACGCCGGGAAGATAGACGTCATCAGAACCCAGTAGGACATTCGGAGTGGTTACGCCAAGCCACGCGCTCCAATCGGTCAAACGACCAGAAAATGGGACAAACTTTCCCCTGACCACATAGTCGGTGTTCGGCAGGAAAGTGCCATTGAGAATAACCGAAGATGGGTTTGCATTTGTGGCGGGGTCGCCATAGGGAAGCTCGCCGTCGAAGACAATAACGCCGCTTTGGGCAAGCTGGACCTGAATTCGAACAGATCGGACGTCAATCTGATCGCCGTCATAGAAGACCTCGATCGAAGGCCGTCGCGCTTTCCCGGACGCATCGTAAATTATGGCAGGCTGCACCTGCCAGCCCGTCATCGGTTGGGAGATGGGAAACTTTGGCGAAAGCGGGCCGACGGTCCATGGAAGCTGAAACGTCGGGCTCCAATCATAATCGGACGGATCGGTTTCAAGCAACGCAACCGACTGGTTGGCATTGTCGAGATCATCCATTCCGGTATTGAGGAATTGCTTCGCCACGTAGCCGTTGCGATCGCTCGACCATGAAAAGGTATCGAGCGGCTCGTATAGCCAGGCTTCGGGCGGCAGATTGATCTGATGACGCCGGAAGTTGCGGTTGTCGTTGGTGACCGACCGCATAAGGCGTTGAACCTGCACCGGGAACGGTGTGGCATTGAACTCCAATGAGGCAAGACGAATTTCGCCGCCGTCGGCCGCAAGGAAGTTTGCATCGCTGTATTGCGGCGCGTCCTTCATCTGCCAGCCGGTTTCTGGCTCTGGATATGAGGCAGATGCCCCGTTGTAAGTGTTCTCGTAGCCCGGGAACGGGTCCAGGCTCTGCCCATCGGTCACGATGATGTCGTCATCGGTGAAGAAGTAGACCGGGAGCGCCGGCGCGCCGACGTGGATTTTGTAGGCGCCGCCGATCTCCGCCATGCGGCCATTGCAGCCCAACAGAATGTCGTCGATGACGTCGACAGGCTGCTTGTTGGCGGTCTCGATTTCATAGCCTGCCCGGAACTGCTTCTCGGTGCCGCCGCCATCAAGGCTGATGAGGCGATCGCACTCGTTCATCGCGGCAAACCAGTTGGAGAGCGGCAACCGAGCGGCTGGTACGGCAGGACCATAAATCAATGCGCCGTCGTAGTAGATGCCGCGCATGATGTTGTAGATGATGACAACGTTATTGTCCGAGAACTCATAGGTTCCCGGCTGACCCCACCGATGCGAACCGGAACCGCCGACGGTCGAATCCTTTCGCGGGTCATAGAGCGGGACGCCCTGAACTTCGAAGATCGGGGACGGCGTGCTTGTGAAGAGCTCGCGATCGTATTGAGCGGTGAAGATCGCCATGGCGACGCCACGGCCAATCATGTCGCTCAACCACGGCCGATCAGGATCCGCGCCGAACTTCGCCAGAAGGAACGAATCCGCCGCGGTCTGGTTGCCGGTCGGCACCTTGACCCACAGGTGATTGTTGTTGCCGTTCGTCTTGTACTCGGTAACCGGAAAGCCCTGATCGCCATAGCTCGTATCGCTGGTGTCGATCGTGCAAGCTTCGCTGTTGATCCAGATCCGGTTCGTGATGCCCGAGATCGGCAAATCAGAGAGAGATCGAACCTGCGTCAGGTAAGCGTTCGGCGTCTTACCGGCGTTGCCCCAACTCCCGACATACTCATGGCTTCCGGCCGTGGCATAGGTACCGACAATGAAGGCGAGTGAGTTATCACCGCCAGAGGCAACGTTGGTTTTTATGCCTGATTGAGCCGTATCCTGCTTTTTCGCCAAGGCGCGCGACAGGAGCGACCCGCCAACTTCTAGCGCGATGCCGAGAACGAGCTTTGCAGCGACGCCCAGTTGCCCGATTGTGGTCGCAATTGCTGCAATTGCGCCCGTGATCGGGTCAGCATGGGCGAGCGAGATCGTCGCCAGCAGGAACCATGCGGCGATAAGAAGAATTCGGATGATCGGCATCAGACCCGGAAAGCCCTTTCAGCGGCCATGAGATCGACCGTTCCAATTCCGGCCTCACCGGGCCGAACGACATAGATGCGGGGCCCTTGGACAACGCCTAGGGCATAGATGCCGCCGGTATTGACCTTGATCGCGGCGATATCTCCTACGGATGCCAGGGCAACCGGGATTTCTTCAAAAAGGGAGGCCGCAAGGTCGGCGTGATTGGCGAACCCCTTTTTCTTCAGGAGGCGAAGACCGCCGGCAAGTGTGCTGTATCGACCGCGGTAATCAGCTGTGATATAGGCCCCCGTCATTGCTTCCACAGCACCGGCAGAAAAGAGGGCGCAGTCATGCCCACCCCATTCGAACGGCGCTTTCGCGACGGAATGGACATAAACCGACAGATCGGAGCGCCAGGTGTACTTTCTTTCGATCGTCATGTGCTCGCCCGGTTCTCACCCCAATAAATCTGCCAGTTGCCAGCGACATCGGTGTAGCGGCGGAAGCGATCACCGCTTCGCTTCTGCTGGTATTCATCCGACCGTTTCGCGGGATTGAGGAATGTGAGTGCTCGGGTATGGGAGACGCATGAGACCTCAATATTCCCAGACTGGCCGACCGGAGGCGTGTTGATGGGATTGCCGTTGATCCACCCGACGAAGCGCGGGATCGGCGGCGCGATAAGCTCATTTGTGTCGATGCTGAAAAATCCGCGATGGATCTCGATGGGAGCACGACGCGTGTCATAGCCGCGGACCAACTGCTGAACCGCCGCATTGATCTGAGAGAGAGAAACCTTGACCGTCCGAACCGTCAGGTCCGTGGTCAAGGGAATGCTGTCGACATTGAGGAGAGAGCCTGCACCGACATAGACCCGGCTCACCGGCATCCCTGTTTGCCCGCTGATGACGGTAGCCGTCACGACTTCGTCACCATCCCAAAGTCCCATGGTCTCGACGCCGCCGCTGCTGCGGTTCTTGGCTTCGACCCAAACGAAATTGCGCCGAATGATCCCACGGCGCGCCTGCAGATAAGCAGCTGTGGCGCTGTCCACATTATCGCGCATCAGACAATCCTCTGCATTACTTGGAAGGACATGCCGCCGGCAATCATGGCCGCCGTTTCGCCCGGATCGAACGTGTCTGGGGGCATGAAGCAACGGGCGGCAGGTTTGATCAATGTCACGACGGCCCCGACGACGGCACCTGGCCGAATATGCGGCCGGACCTCAAGCAGTGGAGTTGTGCCGCCGGCGCCAGCTGATCCTGTTTCCATGAAGCGATGGAATGCACGCCTAGCAGGATTGTTTCCGTAATCGAAGTGCAGGAAATCGCCGGCAGTGAGCTTATACCCCAGCGGTAGGCCCTGAAGCTGGATCGACTTATTGTCTGTTCCAAGCGCCGCGATCGTTGGGATAGAGGCACCAAGGAGTGACCCGGTTGGGTCGGCCTGTGGAAAGGCTCGACGAGGCGAATAGAGATAAAAGTCGTTCAACGAGCCGTCGAGGCTTTCAATGAGCGCCTGTATCTGATCCGCCTCACCGTGATATAGCGGCGCCAATGTCACAGTGCCGGTCCACAGCGGCGGTGAGAGTTGTGCCGTGAGGACAAGGCCACTCCCGAGCCCTGAAACCTCATCACGGCGTTGCAGCTGCCATTTGACAGAGGCGATTTTCAGCTTGTCGGCGAAGTTCGCCAGCGACAGGGGAAAGGTCAGAGCCATCAGCGCGCCCGCGGGTCTTTGTTGATCTGGTTGACGCGGGACGGCAGCACCTGGCTGTCATATTGCCCCACGGCATCCTTTGCCTCGCCCTGCGCAACGCTCTTCACGTAGGCCTTCAGATTGCCGTTCTGATCAACCGTCACGCCCACGGTGACATGGACGCCAGAAGCGGAGCCGCTGCCGTCGTTCTGGTTGGCAGCGGTAAGCCGGTGGTTTGGCACCACTTGAGCCCCGCGCGGCAGGTTAACCAGTTCCGGTCCCCGCTCGCCGACCCATGCAAGGCCGCCTGGAGCCGACGAGGTGCCATTGGCGAAGAGGCCGATGCTCGGACTTGGAGCCGGAGGGAAAGCACCCGACGACCCACCAAGGCCCAACAGGCTACCAAGGCCGCCAAGAAGGCTGCCACCGGATGAGCCGGCAGAATTGACCCTGAACAATGCGTTCAGCACATCATTGAGCAGGGTATCCGTAATCTTATTCAGAACGCTCAAAGCTGCATTGCCGAAGGACTTCCACAGCCCCTCCCCATTGCGCAGACCATCCGAAAGCGTGGAAACGAAGTCGCCGGCCAGTTCGCGCGCTGTCTTCATCTGCTCGTTGGCGCGGATCAATCCCGCCTCGTATGAGTTCAGATCGTCCGGCAAGCCATATTGCTGCAATGTGGATGCCACAGTCTGATCGAGCGTCGAGCGACCCATCTGCCTCTGCTGAAATGCGAGGTCAGCCTGGAGCTTTGCCGTCGCAGCAGCGGTCGCGGCTTCCTTATAGGCGTCGGCAAGCTTTTCGATTTCGGCCCGCTGGGCGGCCGTGATGGTGCGGCCCTTGTCGGTCGCGTCCTGCAGGAGCTTGAGCTTAAAGCTCAGCGTTTCGGCCGCGATGCCCGTCTCGCCTGCCGTCTGCGCCTCGAGCTTCATCTGGTCGATGCGATCGTGAGCATTCTTGATCAGGTCACGGTACGCGTCGGCATTGCGCTTGAGACCAGCTGTATTCGTCTTCGGCTCTGCGAATCCGTATGGCGAAGGCCGGTCTGACGGCGTTGGGATCGGAACATAACGGCCGTCATCTGTGACAACAGTTCCGGCCGGGTTCTGATCATTCGCAACAACCTTCCCGTCATAGATCGAGAGGGGGCTGAGCGGGTTCATCTTGTCATTACCAAAGAGCTTTGCCGTGAGTGCGGAATTCGACAGCTTTTCCACTTGTCCAGCCGCATTCGCCGCCGCTGTCGCTACGCCGTTGAATGAGGCCGCCCATTCGGAGAGCGCCGGCAGGCCTGTGCTATTAATGGCTGCCGAGAGCGCATCATTGACGGTCTTGACCTGGCTTGTGACGTCTTTGCCCTCTTGGGCTGCCTTCACGAAATCATTGAACGCCTTTTCCAGGTTGATGATTACCTGATCTTCTTCGCCCGCCTGACGCAAATCCTGCGTCAGATTGGCGAACGATCCGCGAAGATCATCGACACTGGTCTTGACGTTGGCGATCGTCTGTTGGCTGAGCACCTTCAGAGAATCGTCCAGGTTCTTGAGATCTGCGGCGCGCTGAAGCTGATCGACATATTGCTGAAGAGCAGGGACTGCCTCACCCCAAGCCTGTGCCGTGGCTTCAATAAGCTGTTGCTGCTCCTTGAGGACCTTTGCTGAATCTTCACCACTGCCGATCAAGGTGCCGAAATATTGCAGGGCAATGCCGCCCACAACACCAATCGCGATGCCAACAGCGCCGAAACCCGTCACCAGATCAGGAAGCTGGATGGCAAGAGCCCGTATGAAATCGCCGCCGGCTTGCGTCTGCTGCGCGACTTGGGAGAGCTGCAAAGCCATCATGCGGGCTTGATAGGCGACATTCTTCGACGGCGCGATGGTCGCATTCAGGGCGGCATTGTTCTGATTTGCCGCTCGGTTCATCATCTCGACTTGCTTGGAAGACGAGGCAGCAGCCGATCCAACATCAGCATACGCCTTGGCGGCCGCAGAAGACGCACCTACCGCGCCCAGGTTCGCGTTGGACAGGCCTTCGGTGTCGGCTTGCGCACGAGCTGCGGCGCCGGACAGCTTTGTAAGCCCAGCGGCGGTTTCGTTGACACCGTTGCTCGTGACCTGGACGCCGAGTTGTGCGACATCAGCCATGGCTTTACCTTTTTATGGAAAGAATTATGGTTGCCGCAACCATGCATGGAGGGGGCAGTGAGAAGAATTCTATTGGGTGCGTGCTTCTTGATGGTCGCAACCCACGCTGGATACGCCGGCCAAAAGCTCGTGGATGGCTTCTGGGTGACCAAGTCGGATGAAGGCTATGCCATCATTACGAAGGAGGATGACGTCTCCAACGGCCGATGGAATGTCGATTGCTCAATCGACAAGATGGTCGATAAGCGGAAATGCGTCATCTACGGAGATTATGGCGCGCCTGTCTTGCGGTACGATTTCGACAAATCCCCCCAATTGGTCTGCATCAACGCTCATAACTTTCCGAACCGAACGGCTATGATCCGGATCGATAAGAATGAGCCGGTGACGACCGACGAGAAAGGATGTGTCGCTGCTGGAACCGTCATGCCCCAAATTCAGTCCGGCAAAGTTTTCCTGGCTCGCTGGTACAAGTGGCCGCAGGATCAGCCCATTGACACGGAAACGCAACTCATGGGGCTTTCAATTGCGATTAAGACGGCTTCAGAAATTCAAGAAAACAACCTTGAATAAGCGACACGCCAGCACGCGTTAGGCGCTCGACCGTGCCGCCTCTCTTTCCCTGATTGCTTCCGCCTCCCGCTCGATCTCCGCCACGTAGCGGCTATCCATGGTGCGCAGGATGGCGATCTCCTCCCGGCGCATGACATTGCCCGTAAGCTGGAGCCAAGCCAGGAGTTCGACATTGGAGATCGGCGCGGCACCGCTGAACCCCGGCGCCTGCGCCGACCGCAATTGCCAAAACCAATCCCACAGGGACGTACAGAAACCGGGGACATCGGGATCCGGACTATCGATCTCGAAGGCCTCATTGCGCTCGCGCCGTGTCTCTCCGTTCTTATCCCTCAGGGTGTCGTAGCGAGCGACGATGGCTACGGCTTCGGAGAGCCTTTCTCCGAGTTCTTCGTAAAATTTGCCCGCTCCTCACTTGCGGCGGAGACCTGATCATAGATCCAGCCGGCCTCTTCAACGACTTCTCGGGCCTTCTCAAAGGAAAGCACCGGCTGATCGCCCTTCCACTGTTGCTTGCCCCAATCCCACGAGGCGATGGAGGCGGCTGCACGGTCAAGATATTCGTCTTCGACCTTGCTCGACGTCAGCTTCTTCTTGCGGCTGGCGAGGAACTTGTCGGAATGCTGGCGAACGACCTTCTTCACTTCATTGCTCTCCGCCGAGCGGATCATGAAGGTAATGCCGAGCGGCTCATCCGTCGCGGGATGCAGCAGCTGAAGTTCAAAGAGGTCTTCGGAATTGACGAGTTTGGAGATATCCAAGGAAGCACCTTACTTATTGCGTTGGGGAAAAAGGCGCGCCGGGAAAGGCGCGCTGGAGGAAGGTGAAAGGTCAGGCTTACGGCGTGTCGACCGGATCGACGCGGATCGGCAGCTGATTGAGGCCGATCGTAAAGCGCTCGAGATCGAAATCATCCGAGCCGCCGCCAGGGTAGAGCGGGCCGGATACGACGCCGCGCGAATAGAAGATCGTATTGGTCATGCCTGGAGGCGCATCATTGCGCTCGATCTTGATCGCCATGTTGTTGATGTTGAGCGGATCGCCGAAGGTGCGAAGGATGATCTGACCGGGATCATCGCCAACCGATGCAACCTCGATCTGAGGATCGCCGGCGTTCGCAACGCCCTTCTGCTTCTGTTGAACAGGCTCATCCAAGGTATTGTAACTGTTGATGGTCGAGTCAGAGCCGAAGTCACCGATATTGCCGACCTTGCCGACCTGAACCCAGGTTAGAGCGGCATAGGTGGTTGCAGTGAGATCGCTGTTCTGGGCCGTCGCGCAGACGTAAACTTTCGAGCCCTTTTTGGTGGATTTATTCGCCATGGGTCAGGTCTCCGGTTCAAAGGCGATGTAAGGAACGGTGACCGGGATATTGAGCCGGTCCTCGTCTTGAATTGGGCTTGCGGCCCACGGCTCGCTGCTGATCGTGATCTTCACGCCAGAGGCGAATAGGACTTGGTTCTTGAAGCGGTTGATGATCGCGCCAGTGGTCTCCACGGCGTCGAGAATGCCCTTTCCGACGGGCCACATGACGGACACCTGCAATAGGCCGATCTTCTGCTGTGGATCGTCACCAAGGGTGATCTGCCTCGTCCTGTTGGGCAGGAAGTCGAGCTTGAGAAACTTCTCGGGTTTCGTTTGTCCTGCAGCCGGGAAAGTAATGTTCGGCCCGGCGATCGGCAGGACATTAGGCATCGTCCGCAAATGCGCCTGCAAGGCATCGAAGATGATTGCGTCGGTCGTGGTCGCCATGTATCGGTGCTACCTATGTCTGAAAAACCGCCACTGTCGGATCGCGAGGTTCATGAAGCTCTGCACAACGCATGGCTTATGCTCGCCCGCGAGGAAGGGGCGACAGAGTTCGGCAACAACACGCTAAAGGCGGCTCGCCTGGCGCTCTTCACGTATCAGATGACACTCATGATGAAGATGGAGGCGGCTACAGGCCAAATGCCTTCCGAACCTTCTCAGCATTGCGATTGACGTGCTGATCCCAATTCTGGACCGCTGACCGCACGAATGCTGCCGGTGGTCTGCCGTTGGCGCCGTATTCCTGATAACCGGCATAAGCCGCGGTGTAGCCGAAATAGAGGGTTTCATCGAGCGATGCCCCGGCGATCACGGCCTCTACAGTCGAGAAATCGAAGCTATATGCCTGTCCGTCGCCCGGTTTAGCATTGCGATTGATCGAAGGCATTGCCGACGTCGACGCCATCAAAGAGGCCCAAAGAAACCCGGTCTTAAAGGGCATTCTCCCGCCTTCAGTCGTAAGCGTCTGCATTTCCTTCACGACATCGGCGGCACTCTGATTGCGAACTGCCTCAACTGCCTCGGGCACCTTTTCAGCCCATCCGGCAACCTGCGCCGCGAAAGAGAGCGTGGCCATCAGGCAGCCCTCGCCCGGTACCGGCGAAGCCCAGCAGCGATATAGTCTACGGAATACTCAACTCGGCAATGGCAGCCAAGGGTATGCCGCGCCGGAGCGTCCGGGTCATGCGGATACATCAGTTGCGTGCCGTCAGGCATCGTGAACGGCTGATCGAGCTGAACAGACGTGCCGCTGATCATTGTGTGCTGTAAGCGTGGATGATCGGCCGGCGAACGCTTCCATGTCTTGGTGACGAGATCCGCATCGATCTTGCCGGAATCGATCTGCTGGCGAATGGCGTTGTCACGGACCGAAAAGAGAGCCTTCCTCGTTTCCTCGAGCCCGATCGTTTCGCCGCGAAGCTGCAGGTTCTTGTCATTCAGGCGCCCAATGATCTTCGTGACCATATCCGGATCGACCGGCCGCCCCTCCTTGATGGCAAGCAAGACCGAACGATCAAACCGCTTGTCCCTCGTCTTTAGATCGAGGTAGCGCCTCATCCGCTCCGGATCGCCGGAGAGCAGATTGCCTTGAGCGCCGTTCTCACCATAGATGAAATCGACCTGTCGAGAGTTGAGGCCGATCGTCCCGCCCTCCCGCCTGCCCGTCACCCGGTTCACGCGGCCCACAACGTCCAGCGCTGTTGCCGTCGGGTTCTTACCTGCAGCAAGCCCGGTCTCGAACGCCGAGCGGAGCGCTTGCCGCTGATCTTCGGTGATGTTCTTCACCAATGTCGAGGACTGCTCTCGGATCAACCGCTCGGCTTCCAAATTTCGGACGCCGAACTGAAAAAGGACGCGGGTCCCATCTGGCGACACGAGCGATGGAAGGCTTTGCACCATATTAACGCCGCCGGCGTTGAACGCCTCGCGCAACGCCAGTTCAAGATTGGCAAAGGCCTCCGGCTCGACCTGGATAGCATCGACGGCGCCGGTGATGTCACCACGCTCCAGGCGCTCGATGATGGCCTTGAGCACGACGGCCGATTTGATGGTCTCGATCGCCTCGCGAAACGCTTGGGCAACACGGGGCTCATACTTGGCGAGCAGTTCGTCAAGGTTCATGCTAATCGCCCCTGGACGATGAAGACGACATTCGTCACGCCGTCATAGTTATTCGGATCGGCATTGACGACGTGATAGTCCACGCCGCCGGCCGTCACGATGTCACCAACCTGGGGCACGATCGCGAGCCCGACCGATGAGATGTAGACTTGCCGGTCATTGGCGAGGATCGTTGATCCGTCGACGTAGCGCTGGTCGTAAGTCATCGGCGCGAGCTTTGCCGGATACGGCGTAACGGTGCCATCGCCGCCCAAGACCGGATCGGGAGGAGCGAAGCGCTTTACCGTGCCGCTCTGCCCGTATTTCGCAATCAGGCGCTGGGCTGTGGCCTGCAGGCGGGTGTAGAGAGCGTTTGCCATCGCATTCTCCTATATGACCTCAGTCATTTGCCGTATTTGCTAGATCTGAAACGATGGCAAAGTACCTTCTTTACTGAGGGTACCTGATTATGAGCGAACTAGAACTTCGCCGTGAGGCTCGGAATGCTGACTGCCGCAAGCTTGTCGAGACCGCAATGAGCAATATGTTTGAGCAACTTCGCTCCCGAGGGTTCAGTGAGGGGGCAATTGCACTCACGCTTGCGGATGCAGCGGAGGATTACGTGATCGAGCTCGCTGCTAAGCGTGCTCGCACTCATCACACGGCTAATATCCCGGGCAGGCATGGCCGCAAGTAGAGCCAGAGCATCCCCTCGATGATCGTGACGATTGGCGTTGCCAACCTCACCAGATCATCCACCGTCGCACTCGATGGCGTCTGCTGGTACTCCACCTCAAGCTGACCGATTTTCTCCCGCTTCACCGCCGCGCCCGGCGTGATCACCGGCAAGAGACTTCCAGGGTTGGTCACCTCGAGGAATGCCGCCTCGTAGCTTGCGTTGACGATCGCGGCCGGGATGACATCCGAAGGGATTGCTTCGCCGTAATAGGTTGTCGCCCCGGTGCGCGGCCATGCGCGCTCCTGTTGGAACCCACCGGTGCGGGTGCCGCTGAACTTCATTTCATACCGATCGATCACGATAGAGCCGCGTTGGCGCGCTGCGGCGATATCGGCATCGCTCGTTCCATCGGGGATGATATAGCCGGCGTCGGCCGCGTAAGCACGAAACGCCTCGTTCGATCCATAGCCAGCCATATCTACTCTCCGAAGGAAGGATGACCCGGCGGTTTCCCGCCGAGTTATTGGTTATGCAGTCTGCTTGGCCTTGAGAGCTGCGATGATCTCGTCTTTCGTGCCGGGAGTGGCATCGCCCAGGATCTTCTTGGCTTCCGCCTCGAAGGTCTTGAAGTGGGTACCATCGTCGGCAAGCGCGAGAACCTCGTCGATCGTCTTGGCCTGCTGACCGCCATTGCCTTCCAGCTCGGCGATGCGCTGGCGGAGAGCCTTGTTCTCCTGACCGAGATTATCGAAAGCTTCTCGAAGGCCGTTGAATTCGGCGGCCGGGATATAGACGCCGTCCTTTCCATCGGTCGAAACCGAGAAGGATGGAGCCGGATCCTCAACCGGATCGCCATCGAGTTCGATGAACGGAAGGCGGTCTGCGCGCTTGGCTTGGCTTTCGCTCAAAACCAGTTCGCGAGTGTCGCCCGGGTGGATATAGGCGACGCCGTGCAAGGTATGGACGCCCTGCACGGCTTTGCTGGTGTTGGTCACCTTCATGGGATGATCCTCCTATCAGACCGGCGGAGCGGTGATTTCGTCGCCGTAGGCCATCGCACCGGGCAGACGGACTTCGGTCCCGCCGGTACGGGCGATGATGCCGGTTTCAAAGCCCATGATGGACTTCTGACGCGGCTGCAGCACGCGGCGCGGCATCGGCAGGTGGAAGCGCAGGACTTCCGGATCCTTGCGATACACGACCATGCGCCCGCCGCCGTCCTGGGAGGCCGTCGCAAGCTCGCGCAGCGGCTGGATGTCGAGCGGCTGGCCCGTCTCGGCGGTATAGATGTTGTTCTTCCGCAGATACTCCAGCACGGTAAGCGTACCATCGCCGGCGCCCATGCGGGCCGTGGCGATCAGGCGGAAAGCTTCCGGCGGCAGGCGCAGACTGTCTGCCCACTCAACTTCCTTCGTGTTGGCGCGCACGCTGGAAAGCAGATTGTTGACATCGCGGAGCATCTGATCGGGCGTCTTTGCCGACCAGAACGTGACGGAACCGGTACCGTCGGCAGCAACATCGGCGCGGGATACGCCGGGAGCGTTGACGAAGCCCGTCCAGTTCTTTTCGGTGCTGCCGATCATGGCGATCGAGTTGAGCAGCCGTTCGACCTTATCCGCGGCCGAGAGAGCCTTGGTGCCATTCAGGTCGATATTATAGAGCGCAGCCTGGTTCACCTCCTCCAGATTCCACTCCCAGCCGGAGCCGATCATCGCGAAGTCATGGCTCGCCATGTCCTTCGTTGCCTGGTTGAAGGGCATGTCGGTACCGGCGCCGGAGAGGAACTTCGCGTCGCCCGCCGTATCGACGGTGAAGAACGTGGTGCCGATCGCCCATTCGTTGCCTTCCGTCACCACGGGCACATGAAGGCCGTAGTTGAAGGTCGGGTAACGACGCTGGTAGATGCGCGTCTCGATATTGCGGCCCTGCGCGATCACGAAGGGCATCGCGGCCTGTGCGTCGACAAAGGCCGTGCGAACGATGGTGTTCATTGTCTGGTGTCCTTTCGTGTTCGGTTACGCGGCAGGCGTGACCGGGCGGAGGCCGACGGAGATTTCCACGATGTCACCGTTCGCGCCGGTGGATTCGAAGAAGGTGTCCGGCAGCGGGCCGATGATGTTGGTTCCCGTCGCGCCGACGTAACGGCCCGTCGAGGTGTTGTAGTAGACGTCACCGCCATCCGAGACAGCGCCGCCGGCAGTGACGTACATCGCGCCCATCGTCATGAAGGCACCGGTGAAGTACTGGGGATAGGCATCCGGATTGTCAGCGCTCGGCGGGACAGCCGGGTTGAGGACCGTGATGCCGAGAAACTTGCCAGTCGACATGGCGACAACGCCGTGGTCACCCGTGCCGCGCTGAACCGGAACGCCGAATTTGATGCCGGCCGCGTCTTCAACGGTGCGGCTGATCTTGTTGCACTTCTCCTCCGAGGAGATCTGACCATGCAGACCCTTGGCAGGAGCATTCGTGTAGGTGGTCTGGTAGGTTGCCATGGTAGGCGTCTCCTTAGTTGGCCTTACCTGCCTTCATGTCCGCGACCATCTGCGTGTAAGCATCGGTTACGGCCTTGTCGGCATCGGTGGTGGAGTGAACGCCATCGGCAAGAGCCTTGGCGAGCGGATCGTCCGTCTTCTTCACGTCCTCGACGAGGAGATCGAAGCGAGCGTCGATATAGGCGGAGGTCTTGCCGGCGATGGCGGCATCACCGACCTTGGCGACGACGACAGCCTTGCGGATATCGGCATCCGACAGGCCTTCGGTCTTGACGTCCTTGGCGATCGCCTTGGCGACGGTGATCAGGTCGGCGCGGGCCTGGACGCGCTTGTCGAGATCGGCGTCGGACAGGATCTTGCCCTGCAGCTCGTCAATCTTGGCGTCTTTCTTCGCCAGTTCGCCATCCTTGGCAGCGATGGCCGCCAGGTGCTCCTTGGCGGCATCGGCGAACTTGGTATTGGCGTCGGCAAGCCGCGTCTGCAGCGCGCCAATCACCGCGGCGCCCTGGTCGGTCACTTCAACCGGGATGCCGTCGACGGTAACCGTCTTCAGGGTCATGTCCTTCTCCTTCGTAGGATGATGGTCAGTTGTGATCGGGGCCGCGCCCCATGCCGCCGCACCATCTCCGATGCGGACGTTTGATCCCGCACGACCGCGCTGCACGACAGCAACGTGGTTGATGCGGATATTGCGTTGAACAGCGTCGTAGGCGTCGCCCGCCAGCGTGGTACCAGCTGTGAAATCGAGATCGCAGGTATAGCCGGCAGACAGCTCCTGCTTACCGGCCTCGATATCCTTGATGGCGGCTTCATCGCTCACCATCAGGGGCACGCGAATATAAATGTCTTCGCCAGTGATTTCGTCGCCAGTCTGACCGATGGCATATTTCTTCCAGTTGTCGGACGTGACCATTTCCGGCGGGTGATCATTCGTTACCGGCCGGTGAGCCGCGCTCTTCATCGTGTCATCGGCGAAGACTTCCGAGCCCGGGCGATACACGCGGACCATACCCATATCGGGCTTGCCGACCTCGGAGCCGAGATAAGTCTGGATGCCGGTGCGAGCGATCCGGGCGTCAGCGACAAGGTAGCCGTCATCACGCCGGCGCGTTCCCGCGACGGTTACAGCGTCTGCGAAATTCATGGCATTTTCCTTAGTCCGGACTCGACTCTTGGTTGATCGTATGCGTCAATATCTGCGCAACCCCAAGGAGGAGTTCATGGTAAAGAAGCCGACAAAGCCACCCGCAAAGCCTGCGCCGAAGAAGCAATCAAGCCCCAAGCTTTCGACGCTCGCATCTGACATTCTCAGTGGCCGGAAGAAGCCAACGAAGGCCGACGCCGCGCGCTTAGCTGGCTCAGTCTTAGGGCAGGACGAAAAGAAGGGGCAGAAGTAACCGCCTACTCCTCGCCGATCCCTTCGGCCCAATCCTGTTTGACCTCTGCGAATATCTCCGGCCCAAACTCGATTGCGCCGCGGTACGGCTCGACATTGCCGATATCGACATCGCCGGGCTGATACGTGAACGTGATGTGCGGCGAGTACTGCGGATAGGTCGGCTGGGCACCGATGCGCTTCAGTTCCTCGTGGCGCCATGACAGCGCGGCAGAGGCGAACTCGATCACGATGGCGCCTTGACCGAACTGCGAGACGACGCGCGGGCCACCGGGCGGTATCAGGAGCGTGCCGTCATCGTTCCAAGCGTCTTGCCCTGCTTCCATCCAGTCGACGGCGGTGGGCGAATACATGACGGTTACATGCAGCTCGTCGGCCGGCAGTGTGGTGGCAAAGCCCTGCCCCTTGGCCCATGCGATGAGATCGGCGGCGTTCATGACCTTGCGGCTGACATAGAGCGACTTGGGCTCAGCGTCCTGTGCCTGCTGGCGCTGCTGGCCGTTCTGCTGCTGGTTTTGCTGCGCAGCGGCTGCGGCGGCGATCTCTTCCTCTGTCGGCGCGTTTTCGGCAAGGGTGCCGAACTCTTCGATAGCTGCCTCAAGCCCTGGCAGTGAACCGTCCTCGACGAAGGCGTTGACGAGGGCGTCGGAAAGAGCCTCTCGCGGAATGATCTCCTGCCCGCTGGCTGATCCAATAAGCTGGCGAGCCGCATCGGCCTTGGTCTTGAAGATGTCAGCCTTGTCCTTCTCGCTCATCTGCTCCAGCGGAGCCCACGCATAGTAGACGGAGGGATCGCGCGCGCCAGTGGCCGATCGGATGATGCACTCATCCAACCGCGCCATGGCCGGCGACATTTCCAACTCCTGCATGGACTGGATGCGATCATGATAGTTTTTCATGTCGCTCTCGCCCGTGGCGTTCATACCCGCCGGAGATTGCCCTAGAAGGCGGGTCACCGGGATATCGGCGGCGCCCGAGACGATCTGCATGAACGCCATGAGAATGTCGGTCAGTCCGCCGAGCTGCGCGCTCTTGCTGTCGTATTCCTCCTCCGCGTCGAGGATAAGCGTCCCATTGATGCCCTTGATCGTGTTCGCCAGCGAGTAGCGACGCAGCACAGCATCCTCATAGGCTTGATTGCCGATGTTTGCCGAGAAGTTCGGGACCTTGATGACGTCGACCTTCGCCTCGAAGATCAGCGACGCGATGTTGCCCGCCGTGGCGTCCGAGTTCTTGATCGCATCGAGGGCGGCAACCAGCACGCTTTCGCCCCAGCCGTTGGTAAGGGCGAAACCGAAATCCTCATCGGGCACCATGGCGCCGTTGAAGAGCACGAGGCGCGACGGGTGGACTTGGATCTGCGTGCCGTCGGCCGTGCTGACTGTGTAATACTTCGGCTTGCCGTACCATTCCGAGGCTACGTCTCGATCAACCTCTCCAGCGGCAAGATGCCGGCGCGTCATGACCGTAAGATATTGCAGGCCCTGTTTTCCTACCTTATCGGGCTCCAACGGCAGCGACGGATCAACATCGCCGGTACCGATCAGCAGCGCAGCGCCGCCGAATAGCCGAGCCTTCTTGGATGCCTCAAGAACCTTGCCCTTGACGTTCAGGCGCTTTTCCTCCGCCTCGATCGCCTCGATCTGCTTTTCATCGGCCTGCCAATTCCGCCATTTGCGGCAACTGTCGAGGGCCGGGATATCGACGATCTTCCTCGGCAGCCAGGAACCGCGATAGGCCGCGATGATCTGCTCGTCGGAAAGGATCGGCTGAGTGTAGAAGGTCGTTGCCGCCTTATCCCGGTCGGTTCCCATGCGGGAAACCAAGCTCGTCAAGCTGTCGCGCATAAGCGAGATGACGTTGCCCATAGAGACCTCAAACATTGGCAAGCGTGAAAGTGCTTGCGCTCAAAAGCGCATTGAAGGCGCGGCTCGTGCTATCGGCGTCGTCATCGTGCGTGGCTTCGGGGAAGCTTTCGAGCGATGAAAACCAGTCTTCGTTCCAAGGCGCGCGGAGCACCAAAACGTTGCCCGCTTCTGCTTGCGCCGAGAACGGAGCGAAGCGAGTTATCTTGTCGCCCGATTCCGGCGTTGCCCTGACATTGAAGCCGACCAACAGCTTCGTCAGGTTTGTGACCTGCGATTTGCCGGCCTGCCCTGGGTCTTGCGGCAAAGAGATTTGGACATCTTTGCCATCGGCATCCGCCGTGTTCTTCAGCAAGCGCTCGACACCAGATGGTGACAAGCGGTCTCTGACGTGATTGGCAACGATGAAGCGACCATCCGGAAGCTTCCCGATCTTTGTGCCAGCCGTCCAATCCGGATCGTTGCTCTCGGTCTTTGGCGTAGCCCCGAAGTCCCAACCGCGCATCCAGCGCGCGCCGGCCGGGATAGCGTCGACAACCTCGCACCAACCGCGGCGAAACAGCAGACCGGCCGCCGGTCTGATCTTCCAATTGCCGCCAAGCAAGCGCTCGCGCTCGACCGTCGGCTGGGCCATCAGGTTTGCGAGATAACCCGGATCCGCTGCCAGCAGCAGAGCATTGTCACTCAGCTTGGCCGGGATGAACGTTACCGACTTCGGCGGAATCGGCTCACCGGTCAACGGATTGACGTGGTGCGCGAGCTCTTCCGGGCTGTCGCCCCATATGATGGTATCGCCTATCCGGATGAACCAGCGAAGGACGCCGGATCGCTCCGGAATTGCAATGCCTGTCTCCTGATCGATCCACCACGATATGAACTCGGCGACCCAGCTATCGGCGTCGGGGTTGCAGGTCGCCCGCACATATGGCCGAACCCCGCACATCGAGCGGTTTCGGCTAAGCATGTACCAGAACTGCTTTGCCGAGAAATGCGTGAGCTCATCGAAGCAGATGAGCGGGATCTGCGAACCCTGCCAATTGTAGATTGTCTTCTCATGCTCGAGGTGAGCAAAGGCGACGCCTGCACCTGACGGAAAAGTCCAACTTAGATCTGGCGCCGACCGCGGTGTCGCGCTCAAGTGCGGATAGAGCTTCTCGCTTTCATCCCAGAGACCGCCTTCATTGCGAACCTGCGTCAGGTTTCGCCGGAAGAAGACAGCGCCGAAGCCCGGATTGCTCACATGACGAAGCGGCTCCATGAGGAGCGCCCACGTTTTCCCGCCGCCGGCAGCCCCGCCGTAGATGGCGATATCGGCTGGCGATGACAGAAAGGTCGTCTGTGGCCCTGGCTGCGGCCGGATTATCGTTTGGGCTGCCGCGCCCTTCTCATCCCCTGCCATTGTCGGGCAACTGGAAGATGGTCACCGGAGAGACAGGCGTCGGCAGATCCTTGCCGTCCTTGCCGGTAATCTCGCGCCGGTTCGTGTATGCACCGCCGACTTCTTCGGCCGCCTGCTTCAGGAGCGACGACGCCAGGACCATGTTGCCTTGGGTCTCCGCCTTCTCTGCCATGCGCTGCAATGCGCGGAGACGAACGGCGCGATGGCTGATGGCGATCGATGCGGTATCTTCGAGGAACGTCTTGCGGGTCTCCTCAAACAGCAGCCGCCATTTCTCTGCGAGATTGCTGCCGGCCTTCTTCGTCGGGTCGTATCCCTCAACCGATTGGCGAGTGATTGTCGCGCCGAATTCCTTCCTGACCGCTTCGACAACAACGGAAGGCGTATCGAAGCATGCGAGGCTTTGGACAATGAACGTCTTCACCTCATCCTTGAGCGTACCCTTGGCCATGCGATTGTCAGGCTCCGGTCAGTTACGCGACCCTAAGCTGACAGGTGCCGCATGCATGTGCGATCCGCACTCTGGCGATCTCGGGTTCTTGATTTGCCGCGTCGACCATTGCGCGTACGCCGGCGGCATCTGCACCATAGCGACGAACAACGCCTACGAACTCTTCCACGTCGTGTCCTCGTAGGGTGAAGGCCGGAAGGCCAGACATCTTGCGAAACTTGGGGGCGCCGAAAGCATCTCGCTCTTGCCCCGCGTGGTAAAGCTCGTGCTCGACTAAGGAGCAGAACTCGGCATCCGAACAAATGGATGCGTAATGCGCGTCGAAGGTCAGCAGGAAATCGGGCACGTCGCCGAACCATTGCTGTAGCTGAAGCTCAACCCTGGCGCGGGACCATTTCCCGGCCGGCGGCAAGCCCATTTCACATTGGCCGATGATGCGGCGTCCATTCCTGCCATTTGGGACGTTCGTCCAAAGCATGCCGATCGTCGCGACGCGAAGGTGAGCATGATCCTCATTCACGAGATCGGCCGTCTCATCTATGAACGTGGAGCGAGCCCATTCCAGAAGATCAGGTGCCGGCTCGAACCGAATACCGGTATCCTCAAGCATGTCCTCTGTAGGCATCGGCCGTTGCGGCAACGCCAATTCACCGCGCATGTTGATTTCCGCTGTGATTAAATTCAGATTTTGATTGCCGCCTCTCACCACATATAGTTGTCTTATAAGGAGAGAACTGATTGTGATCCTGAACTGGGCGCATCGTAATGTTGTTAGACGTTAGCGCAATACACGACCAAAATTCGGGATTTCTGGAACTGTCCAAGCAGGCCCAAGAAAATCTAGATGCGGCCAGTTCCTGCATCGATGTGATCTCAGATTTTGCGAGGATCGAAAGTTTTTCTCGCGAGGATGACGTGGTTATTTTGCGCCTTGGCATCCGGGTATTGAATGATGCGGGTGCAGCCGCCAGCTGCGCCTATTCTGGTTACTATCAGCCGGCATTGGCGATGATCCGGGACATTGTTGAAGTGTCGTTCCTGTTAGACCTTTTCCAGAGACAGCCAGAACAGATAGCTGAATGGCGAACCTGTTCTGAAGCCGATAGAAAGAAGAAGTTTAAACCGGTCAAGATCCGAGAAACTCTCGACAACCTGGACGGCAGACAAGAAAAAGTGCGCAAAGAAGCATACGACTTCTTCAGCGGACACGGGACGCATATCGATCCGTTCATGCAAGTTATTTCGCCAGACAACCTTACTATGATCGGCCCATTTGCGAGCGAAAAAATCGTAGTTGCCTTCACGTTTGACCTAGCGCGGTGGCTTTTGTTGGCAACCGGCTTCTTTCTCAAGGCGATCGATCTTTCGCAAGTTAAAGATGAGGGCCTGCGATTGTCACTAACCCAGAAAAAATTCAACTTTATCATTCAACTAACGTCGGCAACTACCAGGCTTAATCTATCGCAGACAGCTGGTTGAGATCTGCGAAACTTGGGACAAGCTAGAAACTTATAACCCTTGAGCGAATTTCTCACGCCGGGCATTTTTCAGGACTGGCATTGCTTAACCTTGGGATATTGCGGATGGCGAAGATGGTCATGGCAAAGCGACGGAATCTGATGGGCGAGCTTGAGGATTGCCACATCAGAGATGCGATCTATCGCATGAGCTCCATCTATGTCTGCCCTGAGTGTGGGCGCTATGTCAGACCGAATAGCGACGGCCCGCGCTTCAAGCACATGACAGTGTCGCCGAATTGCACCTTTTCAGGTCGTCGAACTACATCGACGCGAAAGTGACAGAGCTGGCCTTTTGGCAGCGCGGTGGTGAAAACAACCATTCGCAGGTTACGTCTCCCCATATGGATGAACATCCAGAAAGGAGGTGTTGCCAATGGTTCACCGCTTATCTGACTACCTACCGATGCTCGTACAAGTCCTGCAGATCGCGGCTTGCTTATCAACAATTTACCGAAATGCAAAAACCGCCCAGCGCTGACCGGGCGGCTTCATATTTTACACGTATTACGTACTTTTCGCTTGCGCGTAATACGTGGTTATGCGATAACCAAATCACCGAAGCAATCCCGCTTCGGCAGGACAAGGAGGTCCAAATGGGCGTTAAGCTCACACTCCAAGTCCGGATCGGCAAGTGGAGACTGACACTCTCCATCGGTCGGTAAACCGGGGGCCGGAGGGGTCTAGCCACCTCTCCGGTTCCCAGCCTTATAGCAGATCGAAGGAGACCCTTCAATGAATTGGGCGACGACAACCGCAGCAGGCGAGAACCTGCTTCGATATTATCGTGAAGGCGCTGGCCTTACCCAGACCGCCTTTGCGTCAGCAATGGGAATGCCGCTTCGCAGCTACCAGGACATTGAAAGCGGGAAAAATCCGGTTCGCCCAGTCCATATCGCTGCCGCACGATGGGCGCTGATACATCTGGCGGCGGAGAGCCCGATGAAATCCGGGTTCCTTCCGTTAGAGCTGATCCCGATCGTCAAGGAAGCCGCGAAGTAGGGGCGCGGCCACGCCTAGGGCGGCCGGTAAATTTTCTTCTCAGTCTCCTGGACTATCGCTGACCTTATGCCGATAAAATTGACGAAGGGTTTCGCAACGATCCCTTCTCTCGACAGAAGGAGAGCCAATGAACCTCACCATCAATTATAGCAAGCTCACAATCAGAATTACTGTCTCTGCTGCTTTCATGGCATTAGTAGTCCAGGCAATGCACCTGCTCACATAAATGCAAAAAGGGGATGGTATTTCGCCATCCCCTCGCCAATCGGTGAGCAATATGCATTTCTGCATTTCCTCGAATTTGGTTGCGGAGGCAGGATTCGAACCTGCGGCCTCCAGCTTATGAGGCTGGCGAGCTACCGGGCTGCTCTACTCCGACATGAATTTTGAACGAGTTTTCCCTGATGCGCCAGTTAACGAGGCTGGCAGGGAGGCGCCGGGACGTATCCCCGCCGCGCCAAATCAGTTGCAGAAAAGCTATATGAATTTCCCGCGATATTCAAGCGGCTGTCCCCAACTTTTCCAATGGAACTGTCAGCGTGCCAGCGATGTCAAGTTTTGCGGCTAACATCCTGAGGCGTGGATCTTCCTTCGCGCGTTTGCGGAGATTTTGGCGTGCCATTCTTGACCGATGATCGAACTCAACTTCAGCATCTGCTTCGGCAGCACGCACCTTGATAATATCGAGGAAATCTATAGCCAAAGGCTCGCCATTTGCGTTCCTAACGACGCCAGCGACCCCAGGAACCTGCTCGAGAACGCCGAAGTCATAAGGATTGTGGACGAACACATATCCGACCATCAGCGCGAAGCGGCGCACCTTCCATAGGTCCGTATGCTTCCGATCACGAACCAACCGCTTTTCCGATGGCATCCAGTATTGAAAACGAGCGAGCGACAGTGCCCTTTCGATAGCTGAAAGGTTTGGGTTCAGGCTCGGCACGATGCGATAGCCCTTGCCGCGCGGCTTGCCATCTTTATCAAGCGACGTCGGCTCGACCGAGTATTCACGCTGCGGCTTCTGCGCGCCAGGCTCTGTTCGCACGGCGAACCACATGCTGAAGTCCGAGCTTCCACGGTACTGCCGCCCTTTTGCGAGCATCCTTTCGAACTCAGCCGCCTTTTCGTTGTCATCCATTCCTTGAAAATCCTTGTCCACCATTTCATTGCCCTCGTGGTTTGAGCCGCCGCTCGGTTATCGGAATTTCGGGTGAGTGATCGCCGCCAAGATCATGTCCATGGCGATGATCTTGTTGATGTGCTGAGAGCGGCCGATATCGACATACGCATGGATGCCGCTAGGCAGATGCGTGATGCGGACGCCGGGATAGGTTCCGACATGCTGGCCGCCACGCTGATGAATTCCAGGGATCGGCCATACCTCGATTTTCAGATTATCGGTCGGGATATCGATCATGCTGCCTCGACATCATCCAAGATCGCGTCAACCATGCGATCGGTCGCGACGACTTGCAGAAGCATGTAGATCAGCCGGTCGACGGAAATTCCGCGCCGCTCTGCAAATGGCTGAAGTCTGGACGCCGTGGCCGCGCTATAGAGCAGCGGCTTCGCTTCGATAGGCTTTGCCTCGCGATCCTTTTTCCTTATCGCCTTCAGGCCATTGCGCCGAAATGTGCAACGAACGTACTCAGGGCCTGCACCAAGCGCGGCCGCGATTTCGTCCGTCGTGGCTTCAGGGTTTTCGAAGTGGAGCCGGATAACCTCATCCTTGAGGCCCACGCGGCGAATGTCAGACGGTTTCATTCTGGCCTCCTGCCGGCGGGAGCGCAGCGATCTTTGCCCAATATTCTTCCTGCTCCTGCGTCATCGGCTCCTTTACGGGTGCCGCATAACAGCGTTCTGCCGCCGGGTTCTGCTGCTTGAAGCGGCTGACAAGATCACGGATTTTTGCCATCTGCGCCGCGTCCGTCTTCTCGTGCGGCCTCGCGTCCAGCATCGATTCCTTCGTCAGTTGCAGACGATTAAGATCGGCACGAATTGCCAGCGCCTCTTTGCGGGCGAGCGCGGCGAATTCTGGTGGCGTTGGCACGAAGGCGCGATTGATCTCGTATTCGCCGCGGATAATCCTGGTGGTTGCCTTTTGGACACCGCAGCTCGACACGCCAGCGAGGGCAAACCCGAAGATATCTGGGGCTTTGTCCGGATCCATTCCGCTGGGTAGCGCCAGGCCGGCGGCGAGAAGCGAGCGGATCGATTTCGAAACGTGATCGTCAGTGACCGGTTCGAGTTGGTCCGCTAGCTCGCCAATCTGTTGATCCAAGGTCGAGAGTGTTGCCGGTAAATTCGTCATCGCTGGATTTTCCTAATTTCCTGTCGAAGGCTGCGATTGCTGCGTTGTGGCGTTCCTGGAATGCAGTTTGGCGAGGAGGCGCCTGCGCAACGGGAACTCGGCGGTTCTCAACGGCACGACGGACCCAACCGCGCCATGTAGCAGGCCAATCGAGCTTGGCTCCGTTCGGAGAAGACTTCGACCAGTCACGCATTTTGGAGACTTCTGCCTTGGCCTCTGAGGCTGTCAGGCCCTCGCCAACGGCGAAGTCAATATCCGGTTCGAAGTCATCCGGCATTCTTTGAGCGCGCTTTCGCGCCGTGCGCGTTTCCTCTGAACGAAGTGAAGAGGAATTATCTCTGGTATCTGGCTTCTGGTTAGCATTGCCGTCGCTTTGCGCTTGCAATGCGTCCGCATAATCGCGAGTATTGTTTTCATTGCCTTTTTTGTTCCAACGCGCGTTTGCTGCTCGCGAACCTACATCTGACTTTTCTGATAGGTAGACTTGCTCTTTTTCAACGCGATCGTTCCAAAGGCCACGATCCGTACGGGTGATCTTTCCGTCGTCCAGAAGTGTTTCCAGGGACTTTTTGAAGGCAGAGTTCGACGCTCCGCAAAGCCTCGCCAGGCGGGGAATGTCTTCAACAATCGGCTCGCCGCGTTCATACATCGTGGCGATCAAGGTGATATAGACGCCGGTCTCGACCGCGCTCATGCCGCGCGTTCCGCCGAGCCAATCAGACGGGAAAAACCTCACCCACGGCATCTTCGTCATTTGACCACCTCGATCGTGATGCCATGGCAAGCGCGCATGAGCTTCTGTTTGAGGCGGAGTACGGGCGTGGAGACGCCCTTCACATCGATGACGCGCCGACGGCGCGCGAGGTTGTCCCAGAAGACGAAATCAGCCCTGTAGGTGGCGACAAGGACGCCGTTGACGGTCAGGGCATATGGACGCTGCAGCTCGACGTCAGTCACTTCGCCAGCGCGCTCTCTGAGCTTCAGGTGGGCATAATAGGACGCTTCGGCTTTGCTATCGAAGCATATGCCGTCGACGAGAGTACGCTGGGCCTTGAACTTGTTGCCGCGCTTGGGCTTGCCGATCGCGGCCTGATATTCCTGCCGGGTCATCGTGACGGTCATGATGACGCCCCCGATCTCGCTAAGCGCTCCGATGCGCGCTTGCGTTCCATCCAGGAGCGTTGATATTCCTTACGAGCCGCGGACCTTAGCTTCTCGGCGTAGACCTTGTTCAATTCTGAATTGACAAGCTTGTCGGCTTCAGCGGCAGGAATACAAAGCAGCTCTGCTATGGCTTCCACATCTGGGCCGACCGAGGCGTAGGCGTCCGAAAACGTCATGCTGCCACCTCGCGATAGGCTGCATAGTCCTCGAGACGCTCAAGCTTCTTCCGGCACGGCGGAATCCATACCAGCTTCGTGGTGGCGATGCCTTTGATCCAGACGAGCCAGCAATAGGAGGTGGCAGTTGATCCAGTGGCCGTCAGCCGCCCCTTTACCATTGGCACGCGCTCGGAGAACTGAGCGACGATCGACGGCGGGTTCTTGCTGAACAGGTTTTCGTAGCGGCCTACGCCTTCCAAGAAGGACGTGCGGACAATCATGGCAACGCCTTCGGTCGCAATCTCACGCGCCCTGGCAATGAACTGCTCAGCGAGGCGGAATGGCGGGTTCGAGATGATCCAGTCGGGGTTCTCCGACAGTGGCATCACCGGAAATAGGAAATCGTGCTGGAAGGATCCGGGCGTCCCGTAGTCGTGGATATCTGAGGTCCATACGGCGCCGAAATATTCCAGCATTGGCTCCGACATGTGACCGCGATTGCAAGCTGGTTCCCATGCCGTCTTATTCCTGAGATAGCATCCGTGCAGGACATTCTCGCAAAGCGCCCGTGTCGCCCACGGCTGCGTGGGAAAATCGTCGAGGCTATCGTGCGGCTCGGAGCGCTGCTGCATGACGGCGGAGGACGTGTTCTGGCTCATGCCGCCCTCCCCGGAACAATCACCGAGCCGGCAAGTTCTCCGGCAGGAGGAACACGGCTATGACACGCACATGGTGGAATAAGCCCGTCACGGTGGAGACGCAGAAGGTCGGCCAGCGCCTGAGCATCAACAGCGTCGAAAGGGCCACCGAATACTTGCTGCAAGGATGGCCAGCGGAAGAGAAAGGCCGCGCTTTTAAAGTAGCCAAGAAAGCACTGCTGGACGCCTACGACGGAAAGATCGAAGCCGAGAATGCCAGAGAGGCTTTCATTGCTGCGCTGAAAGAGAGCAATATTTACATTTTCGATGAATGAGGTCATGCCGCATCCCTCTTCGCCAATGCCTTCAGGTAAGCGGTCTTGATCTCTTCAAACCGGGCGATGTCGTATTCCTTGATGGCGATCTCGCCTTCCGGACGCGGACGTTTGCTTTGACGCCCATGGTCGTCGAGCCAGGTCATGGCGGAGGCGATGCGGCGGTCAAGCCAAGCGATCATTTCGGCGGGATCGGTCATTCGGCAGCCTCGCGATACTCGACGAGATGCTGGCAGTTGGCCGCGACGATGGCGGCGGCGACCGGCGGTGAAACGGAGTTGCCGACACACGAGACCTGGACGTTCTTCGGAAACGGGCGGCCGTTGGCATCAGCATCGATCTGGTAGTCGACCGGGAAGCCTTGCGCCGAATACAGTTCGCGCGGCGTGAGCATCCGCATGCCGATGTCGACGATGACAAATTCGGCGTCGTCGATGATCAGAGTGACGAACTCGCGATCATCCCAGAAACCATAGGAGCGGAGGAAGTCGGCAACCTCGCGGGCGCGGTCATACTGGTCATGCGTGAATGGCGGCGCGCTAATCGCCGCCTCGACGTGGCTGAACCTGGGCTTGGTGGTGATCGTGTGGAACGGCTCATCTTCCGGCGTGTCCTGATCTGAGCCGTAATAAGCATGGAGATGCGGCGCTACGAGTGCCGACTTATTGACGCCAGCGGTTAATGTTGCCGACGGCTCGTCAGCGCCATGGCCGATGCTTGCGCCAAACTGCCGGGAGACAAATGCCGAGACGACACCTTGCTGTGCGCCGGTGGCCGTCACGGTGGACATTGGCTCTGAAGCTTCGCGGCCAGGGTTTACACCGCCGATGCGACGGCTGTCGTTGTTGTGCTGGGCCACGAAAACGGCAGCCGTGCAAACATCAGCCTTTGCCGTTACTGTCGCCAGCGGTTCGTCGCCACCACGCGGGCGGCTCTGGCCTGCACGGCCGCCGCAACCGACCAACGTCGGGATGATGACCGCGTTCTGGTCTTTCTTGCTGGCGGTGATGGTGTGGTGCGGATCTTCGGCAGAGCGGTTTGCGCCGCCCTGCTGCGCATAAGTCAGCACTGGTGCGACGACGGAAAGGCCAGCGCCGCCGGCGGTGATCGTGTGTGTCGGCTCATCCGCTCCATTGAACGGCTTCCCAGAATTGCGCATCGTCATTAGGTGTGGGGCGACGACGGCGTGACGGTTCTCGGTCGTGACGACGCGAACCGGCTCCTCTGCGCTGGCAGACCGATCCTTGCCACCAGCACCGGGGCCGTAGAAGGCCGATAGGCTCGGAGCGATCACCCCTAGCGGCGCAGCGCCACCCGGCTTCTTGATGTAGCTGTTCGCCGTGACCGTCGGAGCGGGCTCGTCCATGGCGCTGCCGGTCGCGCCGGTGTTGAACCGGGTCACTGAAGGTGAGATGAGCGCATGCTTGACGCCGCCGGCGACCACCGTTCCGAGCGGCGCGTCGCCGTCAAGGCAGCGCGGATCCTGGCCTTTTCGCTCCCCATAGCCTGTTTGGACAAGGAACGGCCGAGCCGCGTCCAGCACATATCGTTTCGTGCCGCGAGCCACGCGGGCCATAGTGGCGTCAGCCAGCGGGCGGATAGCTCGGAGCCCGTGCTTCTGCATGATCTCGCCTGAGGTGTCGAAAATTGAGGGGCAAGGTAGTGACCAGTCGATAATCTCGGCGGCAGTCCGCCAAGGCTTCTTCTGACCTGCGATGACATCGCGATCCGTCGGCGCGCCATGCGTCGGCTCAGGCCAGACAATCGGCTGACCGTCTCGGCGCGCGATGACGAAGAGGCGTTTGCGGATGGTCGGCGCGCCATAGTCGCAAGCCCTAAGCTCGCGATGCTGCAGCTTGTACCCTGCCCGCTTCATCGCCTTGCACCACTTCTGGAACGTTTGTCCCCTGCTCTCAGGGCAAGGCATCAGACCCTTATTCGTCTCAATGAGCGGACCCCATTCCTTCCACTCCTCGACGTTCTCCATAATGATGACGTCGGGCTTGGCGCGCTCGGCCCAGAGCACGATCACCCAAGCCAGATCGCGGATATTGCGCTCAACAGGCTTGCCGCCTTTGGCCTTGGAGAAATGCTTACAATCTGGGCTGAACCAAGCGAGGCCGACATGCTTGCCCGCGACATAATCGAGCGGGTCGACCTTGAAGATGTTCTCCGACAGGTGAAGCGTCTCCGGATGATTTGCAGCATGCAGCGCCAGCGCGTCGGCGTTGTGGTTGATCGCAATATCGGGCGAGCGGCCAAGAGCCATCTCGATACCCGTGGACGCGCCGCCGCCGCCCGCGAAACTATCAACGATCAATGGTACGCCGTTCTGCATCTTGTTTCCCCTCTTCCCGGATCTCAGGCGCGATTGCGTAGGCCAAGCGCCTCGCGTACCGCAGCAACCAGCGTGCGAACGAGACGCGCATCTTCCCCACCAAGGAGAGCGGTGGCCCTTTCGATTGCTCGATCATTTGTGCGCATCTCCTCTCGTGCGTCGTAGGTGAGCCCGCTGACCGCCTCGACACGGAACAGCTCTTCAGGCTTGATTGAAATTCTGGGATCGGCGTACCAGGCGTCCTTGGTCCTGGTGTAAGACCAGCCAAGTTTGCGAGCTGCCTCGCGGATGCGCGCCTGCATGCTGCCGACCGACGGAGGAGCGATTTCCTCCTTCAAAGCTCTCTGGCAAAACTCAACAGTACTCATTTCTGATTTCTCCGAAGCCTTTTCGGACATTTACGAAACCTCCTGTGCGACAACGCTCTTGTTCAGGGAGCTTGCAAATGTCGCAAAGGATCGAAACTGAAGGAGACGAGGCGAACCGCTTTCCGCATGCGGCGGATGAGTTATCCGCCTCGTCTCAGCCGCCGCATCCGGCGAGCCAAATCATTCCATTTCCGCAGAGCCGATCCGCCGCTATTTCGGCCTCTGCTGCAGCCGGTGATCCGCGCCCTCGGGAGCCGGCTGCCTTCATTCAAATTGGAGACGCTACTCAAGCCTTGATCATGCGATTGGCGAACAAGCGTATCCGACTAAGAATGCTGGCCCCAGTCACCCGGGATGAGGAGAAATGACCGGGACCAGCTTTGAGCGCGCGCTTGGGAGGAGGAGAGCTGCGCCCATTCGAATTCAGTATTTTCGGAAGTGACGATCGTCGCCTTCCGGGGCGCCTGTGTTCGTGAATTCCGTGTTGCTCGGCCTCAAGCGCTTGATCAGCACCAGGACACCCCCAAAGAAAGCGCCGGCCGCTATAGCGATGAAGAAACAAGACACACCTAAGCTCATGCCGCCCTCCGAAGATTTGCTTCAGCTTCCTCGCGAGTGCGACCGGAGGCCGACTTCCCTGTTTTTGGATCGGTGATGATGATGGTGCCATCGTGGGTCACGAGAACGTTCATGCCGCGTTGCCTTCTCGCATTGCCTGCTTGCAGGAATGGCAATGATTGACCGTTCCGGATCTGCAGTGCTCTCGATGCTGACAATTCGGTCTGAACCGATGCTTGATGGCCGGAGCGTGGTTGACGAGGGCTCCGGCCGTTGCAGCGGTGGAGTTGGGAGCGTTTACATGGTCGCCTCCTATGTTGGCGCCAACGACGCTCAACCCGTCGTCAGGGCTTTGGCCTTCTTCTCGATCCTCACTCGGATCGATCTCGGCTGCCTGCCACTCGTTCCAGAGCACAGACGAATTTGGTGCCGTCTCTCCGGCTGTCGCGTCCATTTCCTCAGACGTTGCAGTCGGTGCTCGGTCGCCGACACCCCTACTCACCAGCTCCGCACCGTCGGGTGCATCAGCCGAAGCTTCTGCGCGGCCCAAAGCCTTACGACCTGCCTCGCATGCATCATCACTGGCTTTCGCGTGGAACTGAGTTGCGGTCTCTCCCGCCGTCACGCCTGCCCTTTCGGGGCCGCCGACGTTCACGCCGTCATGCTGGACGGTCAGAGCTGGGATCGCCTCAGGTTGCCCCAATACCCCAGCCACAGCCTCTGCCTTATCGGCTTCGACCAAAACGGGCGCTATAGTTGCGCTCGTGAATGCGGTCCTCTCGGATACCGCCTCCGCCGCCTTGCGCGGGGATTTCGTGATGAACTCGCCCGTGATTGGGTCAAATTCTTCAATGTTTTCTCGTGCGCGCATCCGCGTATCGCGCGCAGGGATCGATGGAGCATTGAGGGCTGCGAGGTAAGTGTCGACCAGCGCCTCGTGCTCGGCATCCTCCGGACGCGCTTGGTCCATCTTCACCTTGAGGCGGAAAGCGGCGCGCATGGCCTTGGTGTCATGACCGAATGCCTTCTGCTCTGCAAACAACTCCTTGAGGTCATCGGCAATGCGTGCCTTTTCCTCTTCGAGGTTCTTCCAGCGCTGGAAGGCAGACCGAATTTGCTCTTCGGGAATGGTCTGGGCTTCGGCGCTCATGCTGCGGTCTCCGCAATTGGTGCGAAATCCGAAGCTCTGACATCAATCCCGCGCTCGCGGGCCGCATTGAGAATGGCCTGAACATGCCAGTGAGGGACAACCCCACCGGTTCCGCCCTTTTCTCGCGGCATCCGCCAACGCATGACGGTATGGACTTTGACGTCGCAGACCTCCGCCAGAGGCTTGAGGCCCTTGAACTTCGTGATGATTGTGTTTGCCGGTTCGCATCTCATGAACACGAATGTACGATAAGCATACATTTGTGGCAAGAGGGTTTGTACGATTTTCCTAAATGCGCCGATTTTGCGCTTGTGCGAAAATCAAACAATGGCTGACGAGTTTACAAACCAATATCTTGAGTGGATCCGCGAAGGGCTTGCGCAGCCTGGGAAGACGCAGATCGGGCTTGCCCATCATCTGGGCATTGCGCACCCGCAAATCACTCAGCTGTTGAAGGGGCGTCGAAATCTAAAGGTCCATGAGATTCCGAAGATCGCCGAATACCTTGACCGGCCGCTTCCAAATTCTGAAGTGAAGCAGGTTGTCCCGGCTATGACGATCGGCCGGGTTGCGGGTATCGTTGAGGCCGGCGCTTTCCGAGAGGTCGATGAATTCGATCAGTCGGAGCCGGTGGAAATTGCCCTGCCGCGCGACGAACTGTTTCCGAACGCCAGGCAACTCGTGTTTGATGTCGCCGGCGACAGCATGAATGATCTGCGCCCTCTCCCTATATTTCCAGGCAGCCGGCTCGTCGGCATCGCCTACGAAGACGTCGAGCACTTGGTCGAACTGCGGTCAGGAATGATCGTTGTTGTACAGAGAGAGCGCGACGGCGGCCATTTCCGGGAATGGTCGGTGAAGCAGCTCGAGCTATTTACAGACCGCGCAGAATTTCATCCCCGATCGACGAACCCGAAGCATAAGCCGATCGTCGTTCGCCGAGATCATGAGGCCGACGAAGGCGTGAGGGTCGCAGTTATTGCGCTGGTTCGGCGTGTCATGAATGAGATGCCAGGATTCTAACCTTCTTGATCAATGTCGATTACATCGTGAACGTGGGTCACTGCGTATGCGACAGCCTTACCTCTGCTCATTTTGGTCTGAACATCGACGATGAAGCCCTTCTTGTAGACATTGTCGTCGGCTTCTCGGATTTCATGCTTGAGTTTCTGCTCTGCCAAGTCTGATCCATACGTCAGACTTAGGGGCTTGTCGGATATCTCCTCGATTAAGACCTTTTCACCCGACGGGCGCCCGACTGCCACTGCGTGAACATCGCTTCGCGTGAATACCATGAGTACACGCTCATATTGATCCTGAGATGGCTTCTCAAGTTCGTGCTGCCGATGCTCAATGACTTTTTCGGCTGCTCTTGCATCATGAGTATTGAAAACGAAGCTCGCGCGGATTTTCCGTTTGCCGTCCTCGAACGTCGCGGCCTCAAGTCTCGATGTGGCATCAGGATCCCGCGCCACGGCGACAACTGCTTTTGAAAAGTCTTTCAACTCGGACTTTGTATTCGGGGCACCTTCGCGCTTATCGTTGATTAATGCCGTCAGTCTACCGCCCCAGCGACGAACGAAGTCCTCAACGATCAGGATTTGGTCGGCATTCGCGATGAAAGGCGCCGCGACAGCCATTCCCGGAATCATGTCGACGATTGTAGAGCCTTTGCGCACATCCTTGACAAAGAAAGTAGCGTCTGCCGCAAGGTCTTTGTGATGCTCTTTTACAAAGCGCTCAAATTCATTTCCAATGGCCACGAACTGGGCGACAAAGTTGCCGAGCTCGACAGGCTCTTTCGCGTCTAAGGTATAAGTCAGATGAACAGGGCTCTCTATCATAAGAGAATTATAGGTGGCGTTCATTGATGCAACCCTAACGAAATCAATGTACGGCAAACTTCCCGCGAAGATTTTTATCGAATGTTCGGCAAGCAGCGGCTATGTCAGCCATGAACATTATCTTCGGATAGATGCACATTCTCATTCTACCGGTGTCATCAACGAAGCTCATCACTGGGACGACATTGAACTCGTCTTCATCATCTACCGGTGCTACCGCAACGATCGTAAATGTGTAGCCAGGGAACTTCTGTTGCAGAAAGCAGGACAAACGCTCCCTCGCCTCGAAAATGGCGCGTCGATCATTGTATGGCGGCACGATGACGAACTCCAAAACTTCGCGTTCAGTATCCATAGTCATATCCTCCTTCGATACCGATTAGCCTTCCGATCACGCCGCCGCACGGCTGGCATCTGAACGGAATTCGCTCCAAGAAGACGCTTTCGATCAGCTCGTCCGCATCCCTTGGGACACCTTCGCCGATCGGCAATTCCACAAGCTTCTCACTGTCCCTTAGGCAGTTGTCGCACCTGATCTGAAGGGTGAAGCAAGCTGCTGATTTCAAAACCGCTAGGTGCATTTTGTTCTCCTTTCGTTCTTATGAAGCCAGAACGAAAGCCGAGAGTCGAGTCTGATTCGCGATTCGGCGTTAACTTTTTGTCGAAGCACAAATGTACGATTAGCATACATTTTTTTGTTGACGTGAATGTATGATTTGCGTACATTCTTCTCATCAACAGCGCACCGAATGACCCCGCCAACCGGCGAAGCAGAGAAACGGGCGCAAGATGAGGAACGGCAATGGCGACCGCAGCCCAGATCAAGGCAGACGCACTTCGGGAAACCATCAAAGACCTAAATGCCGTCATCGCGAAGGTCCGGTCGCTGCATGACGCCGGCAAGGATGCCCCGAAGGCTTCGGCTCGATATCTTGCATATCTTCGATCGGCCTATGAGCTTTCAGAGGATGCGATTGCCGCTGGTGTGACTGGTCCGCTCGTCGAGCCGATGTCCCCAATCCCCTTTCGCGACCAGTTGCTCGGCTACAGCGCCGAAGAGCGCCGCCGCCTCGAATGGAAGGCACCTCGGGTTCAATACCCGTTCGCCATCGCAACTCCCGTCATCACCAAGATTGCAGCTTGAGGAACGATACTATGACCTATCGTGAAACCCTTCGCGCTCTGAACCAAGCCGCTTACGCTGCGGCCAGGGCCTGCCCAAACGAAACCGAAAAGCGCCAGCTCAAGCAGATGTGCTTCGCGATCGACACCCTCGTCGATGCCCAGCCGAGCCAGCTCATCCCTGAAATCTCCCCGACGCGCTCCTATGCGATGGAGGCTGCGGAATGAGCAGAATTTATCTCGCGTCGAGCTGGCGAAATGCGTATCAGCCTGACGCTGTTGTCACCCTTCGCTCTGCCGGCCATGAAGTCTATGATTTCCGCAACCCTCCCAACGGTATCAAGGGTTTCGCTTGGTCTGATATCGATCCCGACTGGATTGGGTGGAAAGCATCGCAGTATCGCGATCTACTGACAACCCATCCAATTGCCGCACGCGGATACATGAACGATTTCCGTGGCATGGAGTGGGCAGATACTTGCGTTCTCCTTCTACCATGCGGTCGATCTGCTCACCTTGAGGGCGGCTGGTTTGCCGGTCGTGGCAAGCGACTGATCATCTGGACGCATGACGGCGAAGAGCCGGAGCTTATGGCACTGATGGCAAATCACATTTGCACGTCTGCCGATGAGGTCCTAGCTGCTTTGCGGGCAGGTGCGGCATGACCCGCTGCGACCTACGCACCCGCCGTGAATGCAGCTGCCGCCCCGGCGAATGCGCCGTTGTCCCTATGCTCGACCTTCGCGATACGCCGGTAATCCGGTTCACGGCGGTCCAGCAGCTGCTTGGCGCCCTTCTCTTAGCAATCGTCTTCTCCGCTCTTTGGTTCGGCGGCTTCTATTTCGCCAACGTCGCCTACGGCAAGCAATTCAAAATCGAACAGGAGTCTTCCGTCCATGTCGCACGCCGCTGAAAATTTCATGCGCGGCGCAGAAATGGCCCGCCAACTGGCGTCCGACTATCGCCGCGACGCGCAGAAGAACGAAACCCCTCCTGCCCTCAGAGACAAATGGCTCTCTGACGCCCAGTGCGCCGACGAGCGGGCAGATTGGTACGAAACCCACGCGAGGATGATGCAATGAACGCTTTCGAACGTTTCAATATCCGTTCCCTGTCTCCGACGATGATTGCACAGTGGGATGCGGCGCCGGCAACCCTCATCCTTCGCCGTCTCTATGGCATCAAGGGAAAAGCCAACGAAAAGATGTGGCGCGGTGATGCTGTCGAAGCCGGACTGCAGTTCTGGCTTCATAACCGGACCCGCGAAGACAGCATGGCAAATGCCAAGGCTCTAGCCGTAGACACCTTCTGGCAGCGGGCCGAAGGCGAAGTATCGGATGAGATCGAAGCGGCCGCCGCCATGGTTCCGGCGATGGTTGAGCAAGCCGTTATGGCTGCGTCGGATAAGACAGTTCCGCTGATGGGCACGCAATTCGGCGTAGAGGCCTTCCTCGATGATGTCGACGTGCCGATCTATGGCAAGATCGACTTCCTTTTCGAAGATAAGTCGATCATCGAGCTCAAGACGACGACGCGCTGCCCGTCGAAGCTCGAGAATGTGTCAATGTCGCATCGGTGGCAGGCTGCCTTCTATGCCAAGGCGCGCGGCGTTCCGGTCAATCTGGTTTATGTGACCGATAAGAAGTCGGCGACGTTCGAAATCATGCCGGGCGATTCATCGCTGGTCCTCTTCCGACGAGCTGCGCTTAGCCTGCAAAAGGCGCTCGCGAAGACGGAAGACGGCGAACAGTTGCTCCGTTCCCTGTCGCTAAACGTCGAGAGCTTCTATTGGGATGACGAAATGCGCGTCGCCTATGAGGATGCGCTCGAAGGCAAGCTGAAGCTTCTCGTTGGTCCCGGCACCGAAGATCTAGCCGCTCAAGGCTATGTCACGTTCGGCAAGCATTCCGGTAAGCACATTTCCGAGCTTCCCGATAGCTATCTCAACTGGCTGATGAATCCGAAGCTTTCTGACGGCGGCTTCTTCGACGTACCGAAACAGCTTCAAGTCGCCATTTCTGATATGCGGGAGGCTGCGTGATGGAAAAGCCTCTCAATGTTCATCAGCGCCTTGCCGCAGCGATGGGCGAAGTCGATTATATCCAGAAAGAGCAGAAAAAGGGCATGAACTATACCATCGTCTCGCATGATGCGGTGACGGCCAAAGTGCGCCCTGTCCTTCTAAAGCACGGCATCGTCTACTATCCGGTTCGCTGCGAGCACCTACATAACGGCAACCGAGCCGAATGCTCGCTGACCGTCAGGTTCGTCAACATCGATGAGCCAACCGACTTTTTCGACGTCCCGACATTCGGCTATGGCATCGATCCGCAGGACAAAGGCCCTGGCAAGGCGATGTCTTATGCCATGAAATATGCGTTGCTTAAGGCCCTTGGCCTGGAAACAGGCGACGATCCCGACAATGATAATGTCGATTTTCAGCCGCAAGACAATAATCGACAGCCGTCCAAACAGCAGGCAAGCACCGCGCCGAAGAACGACAATGCCCGTCAGGCGTATTCTGCTCTCGAAAAGGATATGCGGCTTTGCCGGACCGCCGACGATCTGGCGCGCTGGTGGAAAGATCAGGAGTGCGTTGATCTTCGCAAAAAGCTGCCAACCGACTGGCAGGCAACGCTTCACGATGAATTCGTCAAACTCGGCAAGGAGCTCCGTCAGAAGGATGGCGACGGTTTCGCCGGCTCGCCTGGCACTGGCGTGCGAAACGCCGCCGGCCGTGAGCTTCATAATGCTGAGGCGTTCTGATGGCGACTAACAACCGAATTGTGGAAACTGAGCAGGCGAGAGAAATGCTCGTGAAGTTCATCGCTGGCAAAACACTTCCGTTCACGGCCTCAATCAAAGATGGGAAACACCGGACTACTGATCAGAACCGGCTCCAGCGCCAGTGGGTCTTGGAAATCTCGGCCCAGCTCGGCGACCAGTCGCCGGAAGAGGTTCGCGGATACTGCAAGCTCCATTTCGGCGTGCCGATCCTCCGGAACGAGAACGACGTGTTCAAGGCGGAATATGACGCCGTGATCATGCCGCTGCCCTACGAGCACAAGCTGAAACTGATGATGGTGCCGTTCGACTTCGGGGTTACCCGGATCATGACGACGCGCCAGAAGACAACCTATCTCGACGCCGTGCACCGGCATTTTTCCGAGCAGGGCCTCATCCTCACCAATCCTGAAGACTTGAAGCGGAGAGCGGCATGACCGAGATCTATAAAGACGGCCCCCTGAAAGGTCAGGCTTCGGTTCACGCGCTCATCAGCGCTGATGCGGTCAGGTGGCTTCAACACGCATCGAAAGAGACTGGTTATTCGCTTGAGCGGCTCGTGGAGATCAGCGCCGAGGAAGCTGCCTTGTCCTACGCAAAGTCCGCCAAGCTTTTGGCAGGAGGTGCGTGATGACGCAGCGCATTGCCCCGCCATTCGAAGGCCAGCAGTTCACCAGCCATCAGCAGTGGGTGAACAAAGCATCCTCTTGGCTAACCTGCCATCCAGAATACCGAAACACCGAGCATGGCGAGATCAAGGGATGGCGTGGACACCACTTCACTGCCATGTGTTTCGACAGCTTCGGCCGTCGCGTTCGGATGGGCGCCGATTTCCGGCGCGCAGAAGAGGAAGGCGCTTTCCCGATTTGGTGGATTTGGCCTGATCAGATACCTGAGCTGGTTGCTCGGGGTCAGGTGGTGCCGGCATGAACTCCGCCCAGCTTCACCGCCAGAAATTCCCGAGCGCTCGGCCGAGCACCATTGCCTACCTCGAAAAGCGAGACGAGACCACGGCGCGCCTCAAGGCTGAAGTGGAAGCTCGTCGCCGGAAGCGTCTTTCCTGGCTGTCTTGGATATGGAGGCGCGCGTGACACAAGCCTTTCCGCTTCAATGGCCGATCTCGCGCCCGCGCACGAAATCGCCTACCCGCGCAACCTTCGGCAAGAAGGTGCAGCGCTCGGGCCAAAGTTGGTCGCAAATGGAATCGCTCACGGTTGCTGAAGCCCTCCGCCGCCTGCAGCGTGAAATCGATTTGCTCGGTGCCCGAGACTATATCCTATCCTCCAATCAGCAGGTCAGGCTTGATGGCCTTCCGCGATCGGGACAGGCAGAGCCGGCCGACCGAGGTGTCGCCCTCTATTTCACGCTCTCGGGCAAGCCTCACTGCCTGCCCTGCGACCGATACGACCGAGTGGCTGACAACATCGCAGCAATAGCGAAGCACATCGAGGCTACCCGCGCGATTGAGCGATATGGCGTCGCCTCTCTGGCTGAAATGTTCAC